CCGACGATGTCGAACGTGCGGTCGTGTCCGGTCACCAATACGAACGGCACTCCATCGGGATCGTCTGGATGCACCCGCAATCGGCCATCCGGCCATTCGGTCTGCCGTGCATCGACGCACCCGCCAACGTCGCGCTCGTCGTATTCGTTGAGCTTGCCGCCATCCCAGTACAGATTGAGATAGGCAGCGAGTATGATCTCGGCCGCGCACCCATCGACCTCCATGTCCCAGGTGAACTTTTTCAGGCCATGCCGGTGGGCGCGGCGATGCTTCTGATTGTTGCCGTGCCGCATCGTCGCGACATGCGTCGCAATGCTCATCTGCGGATAGGTCAGGCAAACCTTCATGCGCTCACCCTGTAGCGCGCCCGCTTGATGCCCAGCGCCGGATCGCCTCTCCAGTGCGCCGAGACATATTCAAGTTGCCCGTTGCGGATGCGGATGTGCTTGCGGCAGAAATGCAGGGCGCGCCTGCCGGTCAGATGCGCCTCGTGCGGCTCGCCATCATCGATCTCGGGCGGCTTGGCGACTTCCAGCTTGATCTCGGTCCATGCATGCAGCGGGAATTTGCCGCGCCCGAAACCGCGCGTCAGCTCGCGCTCCAACGCCCGGTTCGGCATATATTGACGCCGCCCGATAATCCGCGGGCTGTTGATCAGGACCAGAATTGTCTGCGTAATACCCATCAGGGCAGACGCTGCGTGCAATGGGTCCCGGTCGACCAATCGCCAGTTCCGCAGCGCTTCCTCCTCAAGCTGAAAGCTTCCCGTCTTGGGGATGAGAAACCCGATGCCAATCGCTCTGTGATGCTCGAACAAGTTGACGCCGACCGCTTCGCGCACCACGCCTTCTTCATCCTCTACCGGATCGGGATATTCGTTCAGCAGCACAGCGCGCCGGTTGCGGTCGCGCGGCGCGCCGGGGACCGTCCACTCCAGCCAAGTGTTTGGCGCAGGCAGGAAACCAAACGTGTCGAACGCTCGCGCAAAGCTCGTATGCTTCATCGTCTGAAGGATGAGATCCCAACACGCAGACACCTCGAAGCAGTGGATGTCCTCAAGCCTCTTGCGCAGATCGGGGATCACCTGCGGATCGCGCCAGATACCCTCGCGATGCTTCGGCCGCGCGATGGTCTGCTTGGCGAGATAGGCTGCGAGCGGCGTCATGCGCTCACCGTCGCGCGCACGATGCCGTGGTCGTGCAGTTGGTCGAGCGCCATCTGGTAATCGTTGGTGACGATGTGCACGTGGCCGCACACCGTGGTGAGGTGCAGCGCGAGGCTTTCCTGCTCCACGCTCATGTGCCCGCCGCCGGGACGCTTCAGCTCCAGCCACACGATCGCACCGCGCGGCCCGACGAACAGGAAATCCGGCCAGCCGGGAGTAACCCCCATCCTTTTAAGCCGCATCGCGGTGACCAGCTCGCGCCGCTCGCCCATCGGCATGTGGGTGTAGCGCCACATCGGATGGCACCAGCGGCGCAGTGTGTCGGCCACCATGCAGTGCAGCTCGAACTCCTTCGCCCGCGGCAGGGGCGTGCCCTTCTGTCGCTTGCCCTTGAACAGATGGAGCTGACGCCCCGCGCTCATGCCACGGCCATGCGCGGCGCGACTTGGCTCCACAGCTCTGCCGGTGCGGACAGCCGCTTGCGCCGCAGCGCCGTGGTCATCACCAGATACGTGTTGGCCGGGAAACGATCCTCGGCGCGCCAGTTGCACACGGAGGTCACGCCGCGCCCGGTCAGCGCCGCGACCGCTGCGGTGCCGCCGAGCCGGTCGATCACTTCATCGGTGGTATTGAGCCTTGCCATCACACGCTCTCCCGTGGTGATGGCGCTGCATCGTCCCGCCGCAGGCGGCGCAGTCAAGCTCAACCGATGTGAGGAAAGGGCTGCAAATGCGGCTCTAGTGACGTTGCGGCATCTGGCCGCAGCACGGTTCCACCTGTGGAAAACAACCCTGGAGGACGGAGGTATCAGGACAACGTATTGACCATAGAACACATTGATCTAACAGCACTTTCTGCCGCGGACATTTCCCGCCTGCAGATTCTCCCCAGTCCGCCGCCTTGCCCTTTTTTATAATGATAATCACGCTTGACAAATCAGGCGGTTGCTCACCGCGCGTGAGCATTGTGCGGCGCAGTCAAGCGAAAAAGTGACGATTCCCGCCACATTTGCCGCACCGTCATCCGACGGCAGGAACTGCGTTTCTACCCTTCTCATTTTGGCTGAGCGGTGCGTATAGTGACCGTGCGGCTGGCGCCGTAGTAAGCGCCAGTCGTGGCATTCAGAACCCTTGGGCCTCCCTTATGTCGGGCGGCCCGCGAAATACAACACCTCGAAAGAGGGAATACGCGGGGGGCAATCTTCCTCCAAGGGTTCATTGCCTTACTAACCACCCGGCGCCCATTCGGCGCCCCTTTATTGATCGACCTTTAAGCATCTCACCATACAGCACAAAGGTGAGCGCAATGCCGCGCGCTCTGAACCCGGCTGACCTCCGCTCGCAGATCGAGCGCCTTCGCCTCACCCATCCCGATGTCTGCGACGATGAGGAGCTGTTCCAGCTCGCGATCGCCAGCGAAACCGACACCCACGAGTTCATGGATATCCTCGTCGACCGCATGGCCGATGCCGAGAAGATGGCCCTCGCCCAGGCCGCCTTGATCAAAGACCTCAAGACCCGGCGCGATCGCTACCTCGCCCGCCACAAGGCCATGCGCGACCTCGCCTTCAACATCATGCAGGACGCCGGATTGAAAAAGCTGGAGCTGGTCCAGGCCACCCTCTCGATCCGCAACGGCACGCCCTGGGTGATCGTCACCAACGAGAGCGAGCTGCCGGAAGACTGCATCCGGGTGACACGCGAACCCAACCTGACCGAGATCAAACGCCTCATCAAGGAGGGCCGCACGATCCCCGGCGCAACCCTCTCCAACGCAGAACCAACCCTGATGGTGACCTGAATGAACGCAGTCGCAGAACGACAGAACGAAATGATTGTTGCTCAGGATATCTCTCCGATGGAGCTGATACAGCGCGCGGTGGTCAGCGGTGCCAATATCGACGTGTTCGAGAAACTCATGGGGCTGCACGAACGTGCTGTCGCGAACAAGGCGCACAAGGCCTATGCCGCTGCCATGGCCGACGCCAAGGCGGAGTTTCCGGCAATCAAGAAGGAACGCAAGGTCGATTACACCAACCGCCAGGGACAACGCACTTTCTACAAATTCGCAGACATGGCAGCGATCGCCGAAGCCATCGACAAGCCACTCAGCAAGCATGGCCTGACCTATCGCTTCCGCACCGTGACCACCGCACCCGCTGTCGTCACCGTGACCTGCATCATCAGCCACCGCGACGGCTACAGCGAGGAGAACTCACTCTCTGCCACTGCGGACCTCTCGGGCAACAAGAATGCCATCCAGGCGATCGGTAGCGCGGTGACATACCTGCAACGCTATACGTTGAACGCCGCCCTCGGACTGACCGCAACGGATGATGATGATGGCGATGCCGCGGGCGATGCCGCGCCGCCACGATCACCCGTCAGGGCAAATCGCGATCCGATCGAGAAGCCAGCGCCGGTCGAGATCGACCCCTACGAGCTGGAGATCAACGAGAGGAACAGCGAAGACGAATGGAAGCGATGGGCCAACGACCTCTTCGCCTACATCAAAGCCGCCAGGACATTCGAACGCGTCGATGAGTGGATCGTTGCCAACAGCGACGGGTTCGAGGCGCTGAAGCATTACGATGTCGGCAAGTTCAACAAGCTTCGCCACATGATCCAGGCGGTCCAGGATGGCAAGGCAAAGGCTGCACGGGATGACGCTGGATGATGTCTCCGAGCGGATCGGCAAGAGCAAGCGAACCATCATGCGCTGGGTGGACCTGGGGCATTTTCCCAAGCCCACCACGCGCAATGGGCGGCTGATCCTCTGGTCCGACAGCGTGATCCAACGCTGGTCGAGCCGCAGTCGCAGACGCAAAGGAGAGGCGCATGCCACAGCAAGACGCAAGCCTCGGCCCGCTCGCAAAGGGGTGGGCAAGCATGGAGGCCGGATTGCGCAAAGACAAAAGGCGCAATGACATGGAGATCGAGTTCGCGCGCATGTGCGTCTACTTCGGCGCAAAGATCGCCTTGGTCGCAATGGTGAACAGCCCCATGGCCCCCGTGCTGATGAGTGCCGAGCTGCGTGACTTCGATCGATACGTGAAAAACCGCAGGGACGAGTTAGCGGAGGAAAGCGTATGCCCCGCCGTGAATATTTCGTAATCGATGGCAGCGGTTTCATCTCGGGTGGCGACGCGCCGGATGCCTTCGGCTCGCTGACCAAAGCCATGGCCCGCGCGGAGGAAGTCGCGCGATCAGAACCCGGCCACATCGTGGTCGTCGCCCAGACAATGTTCTGGATCAATGCTCCAATTGAAAAACCCCAAGTGCAGATCCGCAGTGTCAAAAGGAAGCCAAATGCGCCCAAGCCAGAAAAGATATCTCGAACTGCCAAGATTGCGAAAGCAGATCAAAACACAGGCTGAACTGGAAAGGCGCCGCAAGATACGCACCTTTCGCGAGGGCCTGAGCAATACCAAACGTTTTCGGCCGGAAGAGATCGAATCGGCCGTGCGCCTGTACGCGGTAATGCTGCGAGGCAAGCCATGACCAAAGAGGGTGAGCTGTTCGAGGCCTATCACACCGTGGCGGTGGAGGCGCGCCACATCATTGCGCTGACGCAGCGCATGGTCATTCTCATCAACGCGGCAAAACAGAATTTGCACAAGCTGGAAAATACGCTCCACCGGGTGCAAGACTTGGAACAGGAGGTGGCCGCCAAGGCGCCGCCAGGAGGAGCAGCATGACGGTGATCAAGATTGGCGATCGCGTGACGTGGCAGAACAAGGTGAACGCAGACGCCAGGATCACGCCGCTCAAGATTCGCGGCTGCAAGGTGCTCGCACTCTACGATCATCAGGGCAAAGCAGCCGCTACGCTCGACACGCCCCTCGGCAAGGCCAACGTCTGGGCGGATGATCTCACCAAGGAGAAGCTCGACAAGACCACGATCCTTTCCGGCGGTTGAGCAGGTAGCAACCACCGGCAACGCCGCGCCCCGGTATTCCAATGAGCCGTGTGGAGCACGCAAGGACGCCGGGGCGCGGATGAAACAGAGAGGAAGCCCATGACCGACTACACCGCAGCCGACAAGCTGAAAGAGGTCGAGCGCGAGCTGTATTTTCGCAGGCGCGTCTACAAGGGCATGATTGAGCGAAACCAGATGACCAGAAAGACGGCTGACAAGCAGATCGCCATCATGGAGGCCATCGCGGAGGACTATCGGCAGCAGGTCAAGGCCAATGAGCGCGAGGTGGCGTGACATGGCAAGGAACAAGAAGTGGATGCCAATCGCTGAAGCGATCTCGCACGTTATGAAGGTGGAGAAATGCTCGCACTATGATGCGGTGGCGAAACTCGCCCAAGCCAGTCAGGAGGGCAAGCTGCCGTTCAAACCCGTAAAAGCGGAACCGCCAAAGCAGCTCAAGCCTGCCGAAGCGGCAGCAAAGCTCGATGCCGATCCGGCATCGGTCGCCATGACGTTGACCGACTTCAGGGAGCGCGGTGGGTTCACCAGCGAGGAAGTGCTGGGTGAACTGCGCGCAGGACGCCTGATCGCAACCGCCACCGATTCCACTTGGTTTCGAATAAAATTAAACGGCAAGGTCAATTCAGACGAGATTTTCATCCAGATGGATGAGGTGATCAAATGGATATCCAATCCGGAAACACCATCGCATCTGCTGGCGCAATGGCGCGGCAACCTTGAAGAACGAAGGCACTGATGCGTTACGCGATCGTCCTGGCTGCGATCCCGCTGCCGCTGCTGATGTGGGTCGCGTGGCCCAAGGCGGCGCAGCCGATCACGGTCAGGGCGGTTGCGACCGAGGGCGTGCGGGCAGTCCGCATGGATGACAGTACGTTTCGCGCTCGATGGTCTGGCGTCAATGCCCTGGCGCCCGCCACCGTGGTGCGGGAGGTGCCGGTGGAGGTCGTGAGCGTCAGACCACAATCCCCACCGGCTGTCCGCATCGTGCGTCGAGCATCGCTACGCAGTGATGTGTGCGCGAAGCACGGCATGCGCAGGATAGTCGTCATGCGCGGACGATGGCAAGGCTGGAGATGCCGACGATGACTGACATCGTTGAGAGACTGCGCAAGCGCCGCATTTTTGATGCGCAACTACATCCGGCGTTAATGGACGACCTTGCCGACGCGGCCGACGAGATCGAGCGGCTACGGGCGGCGCTGGCTGACGAGTGCGCGGCCCATCGGGTATGCGTCGAGATGCGGGATATCGCGAATGCCGAGATCGAGCGCCTGCGGGCTGATGACATGCGGACATGCGCGGCGTTCCTCGACGCCATCGAGATCAGCGAGATACTTACCGACGAAAAGATGGAGGCAATCATCGATGCGCGGAAGCTGCTGATCGAGGCGGCCGAGACAATCGAGAAACTCACGGAGCAACCGATGCGCGCCATCGGCATGTCGGCGGCTGAGCGCCACGTGCGCGAGCGGATCGCCACCGCCGATTCAGGCATGGCCGCGCCGTTGCCGGATGACTTCAAGATGGTGATCAAGATCGGCGTGCTCTACGGCTTGCTCCGCGATCTCGACGCGCTGCGCAAGGTGGAGGCGAGACATGACTGACCTGACCGACCGCATGCGGACCTGCGCCGCGGCCATCTTGGCGGGCGAGCCAACGACCGGCTGGGTCAGTTTGGTAATGCATGACGCCGCCGATCTGCTGATCGAGGCGAGCAATGCGCTGGAGGCCGCGCCAGCTCCGTTGGGCGAACCGATGGAGATCATCCCGCCGGTTACGGTTGGCACGGGTCTTTCTGCTCTGACCGCACCAGCGACATGGCTAGTCGGTGGCGACACGCTGCCGGTGGCGCGCCCGCCATCGGCGCGCGCCTGTCCACGCTGCGACAGCCGCGCCAACAAGACCGTGAAGCGGATGGCGAACACGCGGATGCTCGTGTGTCCGGTATGCGCGCACGCATGGCCGTACACAAAGAAGCCGCCAGCGGCGGGGACTGCTGGCGGCCAGGATTGAGTAGGGGATGTAACAGATCACCACGACAGGCGACCAACGAGAGCGTAGCACGTGAGGACACCATGAGCGAAGTCCGCAAGATGCTCACCGTCGAGGATGTGCTGGAGCTGATCCCGATCAGCCGCACGACGCTGTGGCGGATGCAACGCGACAAGCAATTCCCCAAGGGTCACATCGTTCGCGGCCAGAAGGTCTGGTACGCCGACGCGGTAGCGGCATGGCAAAACGACCTCCCGCTTGCATCTGTGCAACGTGTTTCACGGCGCAAACAGGCCTGAACTAGTGACAGGCTAGTGACAGGCCCTCGGGCCGATTTCAGAAACCCCTGCAGCACAGGGGTTTTTTGTTGTTGACAGACTCCTCGGAGAACAGTATTTATGCCCAAGTTGGAACAAGTTGAAACACAAGAAGTGCTTGTCTCCCTAGTCTTTCTGTTTCACCCTGTTTCGGCCCATACCCCCGTCTCTAGTGACGGTCACTAGTGTGTCACTACTGGGAACCGTTGAAAGGAAGCCAGCCATGCCCATCCGTCTCGATGACAAGCTCGTCACCCAACCCGTCAAGAAGCGCCGCCGGTTGTTCGACAAGGCGTGCCGCGACTTCTATGCCGACATCCTGCCCAGCGGCACCGTCACGTTCCGCCTCAAGGTGTGGAATACCGCCAAGGCCGCGCAGGACACCGTCACCCTCGGCAAGTTCAACCCCGAAGGCTTCACCACTGAGCACGCACGCTCTGCCGCCTTCCGCCTCAAGAGCGAGGGTGGCGACATCGCCGCTCGCGCCAGGAGCGCCCAGGCGGCGATCGTGCGTCAGGGCCTGACCTTCAATCAGGTCGCCGACGAGTACATCGCGTTCTGCTCTGAGCTGATCCCGCAGCACGGCGACCTGCTGCCGCGGCTGCGCCGCTGGCGGGACACCGCAGCATTCCTCAAGCCGTCTCGCGCCGCGTTCGGCAACACCTCGATTGGCGAGGTGACGGCACGCGACATCGTCGCGCTGCTCAAGACGATCACCGACCGGAAAAAGTATGCGCAGGCCTTGAAGGTGCGCGTGACGCTGTTCGGACTGTTCCGCTTCGCGGCGGAGGGCGGTCGCGAATACGTCACCACCAATCCGTGCTCGACCCTGCCGCGGCAGATCAAGCCTGCCGCCAAGGATCGCGTCCTCGATGAGGACGAAATTCGCACGCTGTGGTGGGGCCTCGATCGGCATGACTGCCCGGTCGACCGGCACACCGCGCTGGCGTTCAAGCTCATCCTCTGCACGGCACTGCGCCCCACTGAGGTGCTCACTGCGGCCCGCAGCGAGATCGGCCTGATTCCGAAGCTGCGTGGCGGCGATGGCGAGATCGCCTACCGCATCCCGGCAGAGCGCGGCAAGCGTCACCGCGCGATCGTGCAGCCGCTCAATTCGCTCGCGCAGGAGATCGTCGCGGAGCTGGTCGCACTCGACGGTCACGGTGGCCTGCTGTTCCCGTCCGGCCGCAATGGCGCACCGCTCACCACCACCTCCCTGTCGCAGGCGCTCCAGGGCAGGATCGATGTGATCAAGGGCAAGCAGAAGCGCAACCTGGGCCTGCTGAAGTTCCTCGGCTTTGTCGCCAAGAAGGGTCAGCCGTTCGCGCCGTTCACCAGCCACGACCTGCGCCGCACCGCAGCGACCCACCTGGAGGTCAACGACGTGAGCCTCGCCCACATCGCCCAGGTGCTTGACCATCAGAAGCAGGCTGGAGAGGGCGCGACCAAGTCCACGCTGGTGTATGCCCGCGGCGCCAACGACGCACGCAGGGCCACCCTGGCGAAGCTGGACGGCATCCTGCGCGAGATCATCGGCAAGCCGCCGACCGTGGTGCAGCTCCGGGTGGCGTGATAAATCGGTACCGGGAGGTGTGTGGCGGGCAATGGCCAACGCGCATGCCTCCCCGGCCCCGTCGTTTCGGATTGGCTTCCTTGGCGGCGGGGCCACCCCTTCCCCGCTCAGGTTTCCTGAGCTAGGATGATGTCGTCGGACGCGGCTAGGGTAGCTCCCGAAAGGCCGAGTCCGTAACCGGCACGTCGTGTCCGGCACTCTAACCTCTTACGGAGAGGACCAATGGCTACAATCATGATCACCGAAGTCTACGATGCGCTGATCGATGCTGGCGCGTCGGACGAACACGCCCGCAAGGCGGCGCAAGCCGTCGCTGGCTTTGAGCATCGGTTCCAGCGGATTGAGGCGGACCTCTTGGTCCTTAAGTGGATGGTCGGTACCGTCATCGTGGTCAGCTTGGGCGGCTTCGGCACGCTCATTCGCATGGCGGGGGTGCATTGATGAGCATCAACCTCCCGCTCGCGATCGCGATGATCATCGCAGGCACCACCCTGGGCGAGGCGATCGTGCTCGCGATCAAGCTATGGAAGGAAAGCAAATGATGAGGATCGTAATCTGCCTCGCAGCGGTCCTGGGGATTGGCACCGCTTATGCGGCGATACACCCTCAGACAGACCTCCCATGGTCTGCCAAGGGATACCTTCCGCCGCCCCCGACATCGCAGCCGGTCCACTATAATTACACTCCACCGCCATCGGCGATCCTGATCCCGTCGCACAGACCGCTCGTGCTGACCCCGTTTCCGCCGCTCTAGCATTCCTTACAGATCGGCGGCGGCGCGGGAGGAAACGGCGGCAGCGGCTCGACCCGGCTCTCAAAACCTGATGGGCGACGCCACCCCCAGCAAGCTCGCGATGATATAGACCACGACAATCACTACGATCACGACAATCAGCACATGGATGATGGTGTGGAAAGGAGCCGGAAGCGGGATCAACGGCAGCAACTGCTGTACAGCCCAGAGGATGACGCCCAGCACAATCAACAGCAGGATGATGGATATCAGCGTTCCGATCATGGTCTTCACTCCAAGCAGGCGTCAGTGTTGATGACCGTCTGTCTGACGCGACCCAGATGCGTATCGGTCGTCCGCTTCACTTGGTTCACTCTCCCGCCTGGACACGCCGCCACGGCTACATTCTCTTGCCACACCCAACGCCCTTGCTGACAACCGATGAGCAACGAGCACATCAGCAAGAGCATCGCTCCGTTCATCACTTCCTCTCGATGCAGGCCTTGAGCAACGGCTCGCGCCGTTCCATCGCATTCGATACTTCATTCAGCACAAAGCCAAAGCCGACCAACGCCACGATATTCAACATCACTAGCGCCAGCACGAACGGCGTGCCGCGCAGGCTCTCGACCACCTGCTTTGCCACATCGGTCGGCACGTTCATGTCGGCGTTACCTGTGCCGCCTCCAGCGCCTCGATGCGCGTCATTGCTTCCTGCAACGCCTTGGTCAGTGCGGCGATCACGGTCCACGGGTTGGGCGATTGAATAAGGTTTTCCGCATCCTTGTGTCCGGTCGCCGCAGTCGGGATCAACGTGTCCTGCAGCTCATGTGCGATGAAGCCCCATCGCTCTAGATTATCACCAACCTGAAATGGTGTTATTGCTTCGCCCTTTTCGGCCGCTGTCTTTGCCCGCGCTTCAAGCTCCCAAACAGGCGTCCAATCGGTATGCGTATAGCTGACCGGCCGCAGCGCCTTGACCGTATCCCACGTGCCGGGAAGGTCTACGACATCCTTCTTGGTGCGATAGTCGGAAGTAACCGTGACAATTCCGATGTTCGTGCTATCGACCCATGCCTGCAGTCCTGAGGACCAGTTGAAATTCCATACGTTTGCGCCATAGACACCAGTTGTGCCCGCTCTGGACGAATAGCCTCTCCCGCCGAAGAAATAGCCAAGCACAGAAAAAATCCATTTCTCGCCATTAAAGTTGTTGGCGATCAGACTGTTGTCGGTGTTGTCCCAATATAGACTGCCCCTGCTCGCCCCACTGCTATCCTGAAAAGCCAGATGTGCCGTGGAGGCTGTCGCACGCGAGATGATCATCGCGCCATACGACGCAATGGCGCTGTTGCAAGTGATGTCGCCGCCGTTCACGAACAACGGGCCTGTCATCACGTCGCCCGACACACTGACCTTGTCGTCGCCATCGAACTTCCACGCGGTCCAGACGCCGCTCTTTTTCTCGCGGATGTACTTCTGTCCAGGGGTCAAGCCGTCTTGCTCGTCGCGCACCTCGATGATGATGAAATTCTGATCGTTGTTGATGACGATGGCCGTACCGCCAAACGTATGGCTCGCCGTACCCCCGCTTGGTGGCGCCCCAAGCGCACCCACCGCCGACCAGAACGAGCCGCTCTCAAAGACATGCGTGTCGTAGTTGGTGACGGTCGCCATTGCGCGCTCGGCGTCGAGGTTATCGCGCGCCGCCGTGGCGTTGTTCGCGCCGGTCCCGCCCGCCACGATCGGCCGCGGCAGGTTCAGGTCTTGCTGCACGTCGGCGATGTAGCCGTTGTACTTCGCACTCTCGATCGTCGTGTCGGGAATGCCCGGCGTCCCCGGAGGGTAGGTGTAGATGCCCGATCCATCGCGCGGCATTGCAGTCTCCTATCGGTTCGTCGTAGACGGCGGGAGCGCCGATGCACCACCGATCAAGCCGCGTTCGGCCAAGCGTTTGGCAATCTCCTGACGCACATCGCGCGTCGGCTGCGCAGCGAGCAATCGATCGACAAGCGTCTGCAGCTCGATCGGATCTTGTGTCGCCAGCATTCCCGCAATGCGATCGCGGTTCGCATTGATCGCACTGCGACGTGCTGTACGCCACAACTCCTGCCCACCGCGACCAACCATACCGAGAACGCTAAGATCGGTGGGGATTTTGCCTTCCTCGCCTTCCGCAAGCTTCGCCGCTTCGCCACGGCGGTGCGTCTGTGTCCCTTCGTAAATCTTCTGGTAAGTGTCGCGGAACGTTTTCTCGTTGCGCAGAACCTCGGCGAGCCGATCGGCGCGTTCCTGACCAAACACGATCGCGAGCTTCTGCGAGTTCCAGTCTTGCGGCTGCGCGAGCACATTGTCGAGTGCGTTGAGATCGTTCTTGTTGGTGCCGACGATACGCTCCAGCTCGCCACGCGCCGCCTGCTGCAGGCGCAGTCCCTCGGCCGAGGGTCCGATGTTCGTGCCCTTCGGCTGCACCGCTTCGGTCATCGTCTCGGCAAGTTCCTGCGGGCGGTAGACCACATCCTGTCCGGTCTGGAACATCTTGCGACCGGCACTCTGCGGGTCGCCGCCGATCGCCCTTGCCTGCGAACCCAGCTCGGCATAGGCGTCATCGATCTGACGAATACCGGGCACCTTGTTCCACAGTTCCTGCGACAACCGCTGCTCGACCTGTGCCAGCACCCGTTTGGTATTGCCGTCGACATTAGGGTCGTTCAGTTGAGCCTTGATGCCTGACCGCACTGCATGCAGCCGCTCGGGATGCGGATCGAGCACACCGGGATTGGTCGGAATATCGAGGTCAGTGCGAACACGTCGAAGCGCATCTTGCGCGGCGCCAGCGGTGCGGCCGATCTGGCCTTCGACGTACAGAGCTATCGGGTTGGGATCGACCGCACGCGCGTTGGCAAACGCTTGATCATAGGCGTTGCCCATCTCGCTCATGCGCGTCTTGATATCGCGCTCGACAAAGCTTGGGACTGGAGCTTCGCCAAAGTCCTGATTGATGTGCGTGGTGATGCGCGTTGGTGACGCCTCGTTGCGCGCCTTCAGGTTTCCAATCAGCAAACTGCTGCCAGGGCCTTGCGTGACGTTGCCCTGCGCACTGCCCAGCAATGATGGTCCCGCATCCGGCACCATTCCGCCTGGAGGGAGATTGCGTAGACCAGCTTCATCCGCCTGGGCGTTGCGGGCGAGCTGTCCAGGAATGCCCTGCTTGCCCCAACCGCGATCGGCGATCGCCCGATAAGCGCCACCCACCAGCGACCCGATTGGCCCTGCAGCCGCACCAACACCCGCGCCCAGGACGCCGCCCATGCCCGCGTTGTGGACGTAGTCGGATGGAATGCCGCTGTACGTCGTTCCCGCGCCCTGCAGCGCGCCCAGCGCACCACCCTCGCCAGCACCACGCACACCCTGCGCAAGCCAGCTAGCGCCCGCAGGAGCGCCGCGCAGGACGCCTGTACGCACAAGCGCCGCCGCGTTGCCGATGCCCCCACCCAGCTCGGCACCCATTGACCAGTAGGGATGCTTCCGGCGCATCTCCTCATCGATTGCGTTGATCCGCGCCAGCTCCTCACCGTAGGACGTACCCTTGCCTAGCGCCGCGCCAACTGCGGACGCGCGATTGCCCAGGCCAAAGGTGAACGAGTTCGCGCCCATGTATGCGAGATTGGCAGCATCGCTCGCGGTGAGCGGCGGCGATCGCGCCTCACGGCTGGCACCGGGCGAGACGATCGTCCACTCGCTGGCGCTTGGGCCAGACGCGATTGCGGGCGGCGGTTCCTCACCCGGCTTGACGATCGTCCATTCGTCATCCGTTGCCATTATCTGAGGTCCTCTTCGCTCTCCCAATGGCCGCCCATGACGCGTTGCTTGACGCCGGTCCTGTTGTTGATCCGCATCGTTCCCTCGGGAAGAGGTGAGTTCGTTGCCGGATCGATTGCCTTGCGAGCCTTGCGCTCCTCGCGCCATTTGTCGATCTGAGGCTTGGCATCACCCAGGCTGTGATAAAGGCTCTCCTCCTCGGCCTTCCGGCGGAAGGCCTTGTCGCGGATGACCTGTTCGCTGTCGCCCGGTTCCGGGAAGTATGCGTGCAATTTGTTCGCTATCTCGCCTGCGCCAAGAACCGCACCGCTCTCGTCACGCAAGACTGCCTGCCCCCAGGTGAATGCGGCACTACGTGCTCGCTGATATTCCGGCGACACCAAGTAATTTCCGCCGATCGGCACCTTGCCTGAAGCGGTGTCCTTCAACCCAGCCAGCACGGCAGCGTCGCCCAATTGACTTGAAGCGATTGTGGCCCGCTGGAGGAACTTGATCGTGCTGCCCTGCTTCTCGGTGAGCGGGTCTTTTGGTTGCGGTAGACCGGGAGGAACGGCGAACTTACCCGGCTGCTCCCCAGGCGGCAGGTTCGGATCGTATGGGCGCTCCATGTGCGTGCCGCCGACCGTGACCGTGTCGGGCTTGTTCAGGGTACGCACGGCAATGGAGTAGTCGACATTTGCCTTCAACAGCTCCGCCTTCCGCTTGGCGATTGCGTCGGGTATTCCGTCCACCTCGGCTTGCTTGAGGTCGCCTTCGGCTTTCTTGATCCTTTCTTCCAGCGGCGCCATCACCACCAGATCGCGCTGTACCTTTTGGGCCGCAAGGCGCTTGTTCAAATCCTCGATGTCATACGACGGGTTATCAAAGGCTTCTTTCTTCTTTTGCCACAGCTCGCGCAGATCGCGGTAGTCGGCCTCGCGCAGTGCGTTCGTCTCGGTCCTCCGCTTTTCCAATATGTTGTATTGGTTCTGCGCATATTCCTTGGCGTAGGGGCTGGCGTTGCGATTGTTGATCACGTCCATCCAGGCTCTCTGTCCCGGCAGCTCGTCCAGCCGCTCGGGCGGCTTGGGAGGTGCCCCAGGGTCGGGCGGTCTGGATGCCGCGGGGACCGGCGTCAAAGAAGGAGGCAGATCGGCAGGAGGCCTCACAGCCGCGCCAGGAGCGGCAGCGGGAGGCCTTGCGGGCGCCCCTAGAACGGGAGGCGTATCGCTCATGCGCCTCGGGCTGAACATCTCTGGCCCAACCTGGGCCATCATATTGGGGGCCACCGTCGGGCGGATGTCCCCGGTGACGGTCGGGTCTGGCTCTGGCTCGACGCCCGGCATCGGTCGAGCACCCGCACCCGGCGGCGGCGCGTCGGTCATCGTACCGCCAGCACCACCAAGCGCCGCGAGTTGGATCGGAGCGGCTGCGCCGTCGTCCTCTGAGCTGGTGCGCCGTTCTTTCCTCAGCCGATTGATGTAATCCCGCCCATAATCATGTACCGACAGTTTCTCGTGTGCGTCGGTCGCATTCAGGTTGTTGATGTTGCCCTCGCCGCCGTACCATGCGCGGGCTGCTTTTTCCTCGCCATACTTGGCGACGTATTGTCCGAAGCGATGCTTGAACACCGCGTCCTGCGCTTGCGGATCGGCAAGAAACTGTTGCGGCGTCAACGGCTGACCGAGAGCTTCTTTCGTCCACGGGCCGACGTTGGCCTCGATCACACCATAGCGCCCCATGGCGCGCCCATACTTGGTCGGCACGCCAACCGCCTGATAGTCGTTGCTGCTCTCGATGCCGCCGATCGCGTTCGTGCGTGCGTTCCAGATCGGATCGTCAGACTGGGAACCAGGGGGCGTTGCCGCCCCCAGAGTAGGGTCCATCTGCGCCACCTCCTGGGGCGACGTCATCAAGGCGAGCGCGATCCTGTCCTTCGGATCGACATCTCCCTCCGACAATGTGGGGTTTAGAATAGCCCCGCCTCCAGGCACTGCGCCTGCCGGGACGGCATCTGGTGCGATCCGTTCTGTCGGAACGCGCCTTGATCCGCCGACCGCTCCGCTCGCAGGAACGCCAACCCGCGGAGGGACAGAACCTCCACCCGCAGCAGCCGTCCGCGCAGCCGTCAGACGCGCATCTTCCGAAGTTGCAAATGCCCGTTCGGCTTCGGTCAGGCGATTGCTTTCAAGCCGATCGCCAACCGCTTCGCCAAGGTAGGTCATGCCCTCGCCCAAGGTTGTGGGCATTTTTTTCTGTCGCATCGCATTTGCCGTCGCGATCTGGCGGCGGCGCAGCAGCTCGTCATAGCTCGGGATGCCGCTCGTGCCCCCGAAAATGTAGGAAGCGATATCGCCTGCCATGTCACGCCACCTTCAGTATTGAGCCTAGTCGCGTCTTGTCGATGTACTTCACGCCCTTCTTGTCTTTCACCACCGCACGCCGGTCGACTTGTTCAACGTCTTGCGCCATCGGGCCGACATGGCGCGTCGAGGCGGGATCGTCCTTGAAGCTGTATTCGTAAATCGGCAGCGGCTTCTCGCCATCAGGACCGGCGGCAAAGATGCTGCCGACCTTGTCGATGTTCTCCTTCTCGCGTCGATCGGATTTCGCCAACCCGCCCAGCGCACCGAATATGCCACCCATCAACGAATTGAAATTCGCCGACTGCTGCTTGTAGCTGTCCATGTCCTGGCTGAAGCGATTGTTGATCAACCCGGCAATGTCGGTCGTTGCGATCTGATTGCTCGGCGTACTGACGAAATTCGGCCCGCTGACCTGTGACCCGCTCAACAGCGACGTGATTTCGTTGATCGGCTGATTGCGCTGCTGATACTGCTCGGCGAGATATCGATTGCGCTGCTCGTTCTGCGCATTGAAGATCGATTGATTGCGCGCCATGTTCTGCGCAATCGCCTGATTGCCAAACTGACCGCGCAGTGCCTGCTGCTGGAAGTCCTGTTGCTGCGCCTGATTGGCAAACGTGCCGCTCTGTAATCGCTGCTGGAATGCCTGCGCCTGCTCAGCCGCGCCCGCCTGTGTGATGCCCAGGCGCGTGTCGGTCAGTTGCCGGTTGAACTGATCCATCGCCTGCTGATGGGCCATGCTGCCGACCTGAATGCCCTGGTCAGCCAGCCGCGCTTCCATCGCCTGCCGATCGCGCTGAAGCTGCGGGTCCATGCGCTGATACAGTGCTTCTTCAACCCGCGCACGATCAGCCGTGAAATCAGTATTGCCGAGACTGCGCTGTTGCCCGCCGACATCGGCAAAGCCGCCCTGGGCATAGGGGATGGCATTCAGCGAGTTGATATCGCCCATGGCCGGGGCGGGGCCAGTTGGTCCCGTTGCGCCGAATAGGCCGCTGCGACCTTCGTTCCTGCCAAATTCATTGTAGTGTCTGAGCGCAAATGTAGCGGGGGTTTCCCCCCATTGACTGGCCTTTGCGGCAATAGCGGCAACATCAGGATTAGCCTGCAGATATGCATTCGCATCCCAAGAGCCTGGACTGCCTGGGCTGCCCTGTGTGGGATTGAAGTAATTGCCAAGCAAATTGCGCAGCGCTGAGCTTTGGTTCGCTGCCATGTTCGCGAGATTGTATTGCGATTTTTCGTTCTCTGTCTGGATTGCCTGTCCTGACGGTGACAGACTCTGCGTCGCCGTGAATGTCGGGATGTTGTAAGCCGTCCCCGTGGTCGGATCGGTCCAGTTGTAATTGCCGGTCGGATCGTAGTTCAGACTACCCTGCGGCGTCTTCTGATTAACGTTATTCAGAAACGCATTCGCCACCGCGGTGGACACGTTGGTGCTGGTCGAGGCGCGAGCCGTCTCGATCGGGTTCGGCGGGGTGGGCGACTCAGGTTTGAAAATGCCCATGCATCACCTTCAATACTGTGCGCCCATGGCTGGCGGCTGCGCCATCGGTCCCGGCTGCTGCTGTCCCGGCATGCCCATGCCGGTGCCCATGCCCATCCCCGGCGCCATCGCGCCACCGGGCTGCATCGCGCCAGGAACGGCGGCATTCATCTGCGGCATCATCGGTGCCGCTCCAGGCATCGTGCCCGCACCACCAATGCCAGGAGCTGCCGTCATGCCACCACCACCCCCGGGCGGCGCTATGACCGGCGGCGGCTGCTGCGGCATCGAGCTGACCGGCGGCGGGTTTTGGATGTTCATCAGCGCCTGGGTGATGCGATCGCGCCCCATGCCGCCCGCGCCGGGGGCACTACCCATGCCCACTGCTGTCTGATTGTAGGGCATTATGCGGCCTCCTCATTGAGCCAAGCATTAAATTCCACCATCCCTGGGCTGTGCGTCTCGATCTTAGGCTTGCGCTTCCGATTGAACTTGCACTCGTCCCACGCTTCGCTTGTCAGCAGACAGATGACACCGTCGCGCTCGCGACCAAGCAGACGCGGCACCCGAATGAACATGAAGCCGCCCGCAGCAAGCTGACGCTGCAATCGCTCGTCCTCGTCTACCACGAGCGACAGCACCATCTGCACGTCCGCCTGCTCGAACGGATAGGCGTAGATCGTCTGGATCGTTTCGCGCGTCAGCCAGCGTGGTGTCGTTGCTGCCGCGGTCATCTCGATGACGCCCGCCCAGGGTTGCCAGTTGTGGTAGACCACGCCCGCGATCAGGCGGCCATTCTCATCGATCACGCCAATCGCTTTGCATTTGCCGAAGCCTTGCTCGCCGACATGCGGGATCATCTGCGCGACGAACCGCGCGATGATCTCGTCCTGTCCGTACACGTAGCGCAGCATCACACACCTACATCGCCGCCGCTGCCCTCACCGGGCCCGCCGCCGAAATCGCCAGTTGTTTCACCGCCACCGGCAGCAGGCGCGCCACCCACGGTGTCGCCACTCTGGCTCATGCCACCGCCGCTAAACCCGCCACTGCCAACGTCCACCCCGGGAGTAGAGCCGCCACTCGTTGGGCCGGTCGCGCCCGTCGTGTCGCCCATGGTGCCACCCGTATCGCTGCCAGGACCGCCGCTCGGTGCCGCGCCGCCAGTGGTGCCCCCTGTGGCACCTGTTGTGCCCCCACCACCACCGCCGCCGCCCCCCCCCCTGCCACCAACACCGCCGCCTCTGCCGCCAACACCGCCCCCGCCGCCCCCAACTGCGCCCCCTCCTCCGCCACCACTGCCGCCTGTGCCGCCTGTGCCGCCCTCACCCGCGCCACCGCCGCCACCACCACCCACGCCGTCGCCTGCGCCAACACCGCCGACAACGG